CAGATCATTTACATATGATATGACCTCTAATGAGTTAGTTTTTAATGAGCATTGTGGTGGTGTTAGATATAATAGTGTTCGAGATAAAGAAATATTTGTTGATTCATTTCAACCAGCTTGGCCGGACGAATTTGACAATTTTGAAAAATTCGAAATAATATCATCCAAAAGAAGAACGACAGGTGGAAAATATTTACAAATAGAAGAAACTGAAATCTAAAATCATATAAATAAATTACAACAATAATAAAAAGACGATCCAGACCATGTCCGATATAGATCTATTTCAGCTACTTGAAGACAGAAGGATTGAATCTCAACAAAGGTCGGATGTGTTGCATAAAAGGATAAGCGAGTTGCGTGACGAACTCACTTTAAAGATAGATTCTTCTCATAAAGATATCATTACAGAAATTAAAGAATTGAGAAAAGAACAAAATCAACACGCTAAAGAGATGTCACAGAGAGTAGCTGCTCTGGAACGTTGGCGTTGGATGGTTTTGGGAGGCGCTGCGGTCATCGGATTCATAGCAGCTGGTGGCTTGAAGGCTGTGCAATATTTTATAAATTAGTGCTTGTCTTTACTGATTTAATTTTATATAATGATCCTTATGAGCAATTTCGTCGATACAAAATACTTACATCTATTATCATCACAGCTTGAACAATTCAAGCGAAAGAATGAGGCGTTGTACAACTTCAGATGCCCTTTCTGTGGAGACTCTCAGTCAGACAAAAAGAAAGCTAGAGGATATGTATTCCTAAAAGAAGGAAGCTATATCTTTAAGTGTCATAATTGTGGCATAGGATCTTCTATGTCAAAACTAATTGACAAAGTAAACCCTCAGATGCATAAAGAATATACACTAGAGAGATTTGGTGACAGGAAACGTGCACGGATTGAACCTAAGACAAACGTGGGTCTTAAATTCACAAAAAAACCTGATTATCTTAAAACTGCATTGGGTAAACTTAAAAAGGTTTCTCAATTAAAATATGATAATCCTGTAAAAAAATATGTAGAAAATAGAATGATACCCTCTCGCCGCCATGGGAAGCTTTTCTATTCTCCTAAATTCTATGCTTTCGTCAATCAGTTAGTGCCAAACAAGATACCTCATATAGTAAAAGATGAGCCTCGTTTGGTAATTCCACTACTAGATTTAGATAACAAGCTATTGGGTATCCAAGGGCGAGCCTTTGGTGCATCAAAGAATAAGTATATAACAATAATGTTGGAGGAAGACAACCCTAAAATATATGGATTAGATGAAGTTGATCTAACTAAAGATGTCTATGTCTTAGAAGGTCCAATTGATAGTATGTTTGTTCCGAATGCTATAGCAATGGCAGGAGCTGATGTGAGTGGATTAAAGAGATATTCTGGCACAAATTTTATCTATGTGTATGATAATGAACCGAGATCAATTGAGATATGTAAACGTATTGAAAAGAATATAAAAGAGGGATATAGTATAGTTCTATTCCCAGAATATATTGAACAAAAAGATGTAAATGATATGGTAATGGCTGGAATGGATCTAGAAGAAGTTTTAGAACTTATAAGTAGTAACACCTTTAAAGGACTGGAAGCGAATGCTATGTTGAGTAAATGGAGAAAATGTTAAATGAAAATCAAATTAGTGAATTACTCTCAGGCAACACCTGAGTTTATTGGACTTGATAATTGTCTTGACTTGATAGCATATTGTGCTAGAGTTTCTAATCCTTCTAATCAAATGAATAGTGAAACTGCAGAAAAGCTTGTTAAGTATCTTATTAAGCACCAGCACTGGTCACCTTTAGAGATGGTCTCTGCTACCATGGAAATAGAAACTACACGTGATATTGCTAGGCAAATATTGAGACACAGATCATTCAGTTTCCAAGAATTTTCTCAGCGATATGCAGACCCGACAGATGATTTAGAATTTGTGGTAAGAGAAGCACGTCTACAAGACACAAAGAATAGACAAAATTCTATAGATGTTGATGACAAAGAACTACAAAGAGATTGGGCTGCGAAACAGAATCAAATTATTGCAGAAGCGAAGATGGCCTATAAATGGGCAATCCAAAATGGCATTGCAAAGGAACAAGCACGTGCTGTATTACCAGAAGGTAACACCATTTCTAGATTGTATATGGCTGGAACCCTTAGATCTTGGATACACTATATCGAATTAAGAAGAGAGAACGGAACACAAAAAGAACATATGGAAATAGCAAAAGAATGTGCAAACGTTATTGCTAGAATATTTCCGCTAACAAAAGAATTATGAGGAGAAATTAATGTTTGGACTTGGAGAAAAACATCTTGACATCCGTGTCAATTATGATAGAGACAAAGTTCTATCGGAGCAAGGATTAAAATTATTGACTGACTATTATTGTAAGGGTGATGAAAGTTCTCCTCAACAAGCATTTGCAAGAGCTGCAGTGGCATATAGCTACGGAGATATGAAACTAGCACAAAGAATCTATGACTATGTTTCAAAAGGATGGTTTATGTATGCCTCACCTGTACTTTCAAATGCTCCGAATCCAGGAGAGAAAGCAAAGGCTCTTCCCATCTCTTGTTTTTTGACATATGTTCCAGATTCTCTAGAAGGACTTATTGATCATAGCTCTGAGTTGCGTTGGCTGTCAGTAAAGGGTGGTGGTGTTGGTGGCCATTGGAATGGTGTGCGCTCAGTATCAGATAAAGCTCCAGGACCAATCCCATTTTTAAATACTGTTGATAGCGATATGGTTGCCTATCGTCAAGGAAAAACACGCAAAGGATCATACGCTGCATACATCGACGTTTCTCATCCAGACATTATCGAATTTATTAATATTCGTGTTCCTACAGGAGACGTAAACCGTAAATGTTTAAATTTGCATCACGCAGTGAATATTTCGGATGACTTCATGAATGCTGTAGAAAAGGGAGAGATGTGGGATTTGATTGATCCAGCTGATCCTCTAGACGTTCGTGAATCCATGCCAGCTCGTAAGCTTTGGGAACTTTTATTGGAAACAAGGTATCGTACAGGAGAGCCATATCTAAACTTTATTGACACAGCTAATCGTGCATTACCAGAAACTCAAAAAGCTCTTGGTCTTAAAATTAATGGATCGAACCTATGTAATGAAATTCATTTACCGACAAATCAATTTAGATCAGCAGTATGTTGTTTATCTTCAGTCAACTTAGAAAAGTGGGAGGAGTGGAAAGACTCAGAGATGATTGAAGATCTCACTGAATTTTTGGATAATGTTCTTCAATTTTTTATTGACAATGCAGGCGCAGAAATCCAGCGTGCAAAGTATTCCGCTATTCAGGAGCGTTCTCTCGGGCTGGGAGCAATGGGTTTCCACGCATTACTACAACAAAAGAATATAGCATTTGAAAGCGAAGATGCTTCGGAATTGAATGATAAGATATTCAAAAAAATCAAACTAAAGTCTTTGCAAAGAACATATGAGCTTGCAGAAAAAAAGGGAGAGTGCCCAGATATGAAGGGTACAGGAAGAAGAAATTCTCATCTTCTAGCAATTGCACCCAATGCCAATAGTTCTTTAATTGGTGGAACTTCTCCATCAATTGAACCGTGGAAAGCAAATGCATATACTTCTAGAACAAGGGCTGGGTCTCATTTGACCACTAACAAATATTTAGAAGCTGTCTTAGAAAGTCATGGAAGGAATGATGAGGTTACATGGACTTCTATTATTACTAGAGGTGGTTCTTGTCAGCATTTAGATTTTTTGACTGATCATGAAAAAGAAGTATTTAGAACAGCGATTGAAATAGACCAAAAATGGGTGGTTAGGTTAGCTGCTGAAAGACAAAAACATCTGTGTCAAGGTCAATCTCTTAATGTGTTCTTTCCTGCAGGAGCAGATAAAAAATATCTACACGATGTACACTTCCAAGCTTGGAAAGATGGAACTAAAGGTATGTATTATCTTAGAACGGAGGCAACTAGCCGAGCTGAAAATGTTTCTCAGAAAGTTAAAAGAGAAGCTCTTTCAGAATTAGTGACACCAACCTCATCTGGAGAAAGTCAGGATGAGTGTGTAGCATGCGAAGGATAATATTATGCAACTTGATTTATGGTTTCCAACTTTAATATTGGCAGGAGATCTCCCCAATTGTGAAGATCACAATAAAAATTTGGTGGATCGAGCTTATGAGTTGAAAGAAAAACATGATGACCCGAATGCAACTAATTGGGGTTGTAAGACATGGAACAGTTTGGGGATAAACCCTTTAACTGATGATGATGGTGCTGGTGACAATTCTGTAAAGTGGTTGGTGGCCTCATCAACTAGTGCTGTATATGAATTAGGAGCTCAATATGGTGTAGACTTCAAGAAGTATACTCCTAGATGTTTAGACTTTTGGTTTAATATTGCTGGACCTAATCACCATCAAGAATATCACAATCACCCAGATTGTCATTTTAGTGTGGTATATTATGCAAAAGCCACCGAAAAACAAGGCTGGCTTCTATTTAAAAGTTTAGAAACATTTTCCGGATCAATGACCCCACCGCTTGTTGATGACGAAAATATGCCTCAAACAGCTGCTACTGAAGCATCATATATTCCAAACAGTGGAATGATAGTGGCGTTTCGGTCAAATTTAAATCATCAAGTGTTGTATAATGACACAGAAGAAGATAGAATAAGTATTGCTATGAATTTTCGAATGGATTATAAAGGATAAGAAAAATGGATGTACTAATATACTCAAAGTCAAATTGCCCGTTTTGTGAAAAAACAAAGCAATGGTTTAAGGTTCATGGATATGAATACACAGAAAACAGAATGGATAACGAAGAAGAACGGTTGGCGTTTTATCAAAGGTTGCCTAATGCTCGTTCTGTTCCTCAGATTTTTATTGATGGTAAACACATTGGTACTTATGATGATCTGATGAAAATCGCCGACACACTAGTCAAAAAGCAAGGTGGGGGTCTACTTGAGTTTTCCGAAACATATAAACCTTTTCACTATCCATGGGCGGTTGAAATCACAACACGCCATGAAAAGATGCATTGGATCGAAGACGAGATTGATTTATCGGAAGATGTTACCGATTGGAAAAATGGTAAGATGAACAATATTGAAAAAGAATATGTCACAAATATTCTTCGCTTGTTTACGCAGTCTGATGTGGCTGTGGGTCAAAATTATTTCGACCAATTTATCCCGAAATTTAAAAACAACGAAGTGAGAAATATGCTCGGCTCTTTTGCAACACGTGAAGGAATCCACCAACGTGCATATGCGTTGCTTAATGAGACATTAGGTTTATCTGATGCAGAGTATCATGCTTTCTTAGAATATACTGAAATGGCTGATAAGATTGATTTTATGATGCAGTCAGACGTTAATAGCATGCGTGGTATTGGCTTGGCGTTAGCAAAATCTGTGTTTAATGAGGGAGTGGCTTTGTTTGCATCATTCGTAATGTTACTCAACTTTCAGCGGTTTGGTAAAATGAAGGGAATGGGAAAGGTTGTTGAATGGTCTATTCGGGATGAGTCTGTACATGTCGAAGGCGTTTCGAAATTATTTAAAGCTTTTTGCGCAGAACATCCCCGTATTGTCGATGATGAATTTAAAAAAGAAATATATGAAATGGCTCGTGTTGCAGTAAAATTAGAAGATAAATTTACCGACTTAGCATATGGTCTCGGAGATGTTCAAGGATTAGATTCAGCTGAAGTGAAACAATATGTTAAATATATCACCGATAGAAGGCTTTTGCAGATGGGGATGAAACCAAACTTTAAGGTGAAAGAGAATCCCCTTCCTTGGTTAGACTGGATTCTTAACGGAGCAGACCACACTAACTTCTTTGAAAACCGTGTCACAGAATATGAAGTTGCTGGCTTGACAGGATCTTGGGACGCTGCATATGCAGCGTAAATAAAATGACTATATACACTTGATGCCAATAGAAGAAGGAAATTGAAATGGCTAAAGTGTATTTTGAATTAGATTGTGATTCTTGTGGCAGTGAATGGGAAATTAGGGGAACCGATGCGGGAATGCCCAATCAGCCCATTTACTGCCCTTTTTGCGGAACCGATTTAAATCTGGCAGATCTGGAGATCGAAGAAGAAATTGACCAACTAGATTGGTTTGAAGATTATGACGAATGACTATGATAATCCATGGACATTCAACAATAAAATATTTACTAGTGAAGATATAGGAAACTATGTCGGGTATGTTTATGTGATAGAATCTCCTACAGGAGAACTTTATATTGGAAGAAAATATTTCCATAGTATCCGAAAGGTTAAGGGAAAGACAAGAAGACAAAGAAAAGAATCTGATTGGAAAAAATATTATGGATCAAGCAAAGAGTTATTGACATTAATAGAAAAATATGGTAAAGTAGACTTTAAGAGAATAATATTATCCCTACATACTACTAGAGGTGATTGCAATTATGAAGAAGTCAAACAACAATTTTTACATAATGTTTTAGAAGATGATCGTTTTATTAATGAAAATATTAATGGTAAATGGCACCGCAAAGCGAGCCATATCCTTGAAGGAAGAAAATTGAATGAAAATTACAGAATTCCAAGACGTTCGCAAATTTAAATTTGAGTCTACAGACAGAGACACGCATGCAGTAAGATTAAAAGAACTTGATTGGCTTGCAGGCAAAAT